TCGCGATAGAGCTGATGGCATGAGTTAGACCTTTCATTTTTAGTTTTCCTCCAGTTGCCTTCTTTATTCCTTCCTTTGCTATTGCCTCGGAAAGTCTCTTCTGATCCGCTGGACTCGCCATATATGCAGTCCCGTGAATCATTGGGCCACGATCCTTGAGGCTTATTTTTCCACCTGCGAGAGTTTTGCCAATATCGATGGCTGCGCCAGGTCCTCCTAAAGTGTCCATAGTACTAGAGAAGCCGTGTTTGAAGTCCTTGAAGAATCCTTCTCCCTCTACTTCTTTTGCTCTGGATCGTACTGCACCGCCTGCCATCATTTCTGCAGCGCCTACTAAGCCGTCTACTCCACCCATAGCGTTAAATCCCTTGCTGAAGCCCTTCTTGAAGTCCTTGACTCCACCCATTTTGAGTTTACCGCCTGCCATCATTTCTGCAGCGCCTACTAAGCCGTCTACTCCACCCATAGCGTTAAATCCCTTGCTGAAGCCCTTCTTGAAGTCCTTGACTCCACCCATTTTGAGTTTACCTCCGGCCATAATTCCAGAACCTTCCGATCTGTTCTTGGCAAGTTCCTCTGCACCGAGCTTGATGACTGCCTTACCTCCTCTTTTGCCTGCTTTCATGAGCTTCTTGATGTTGTCCTCCGACAGGAAGGCAGGGATACCGCTGCCTTTTGCTCCTAGTGCGGCCCTTACGGAGTGTCCGTTGCGGAGCTTGGACATAACCGATTTAGACATGTCTGCTAGATGTACTGGATGCATCTTCTATACTCAAGCGCCAGAAAATAAAATTGGCTAAAAGCGAATCTTTTTATCTTCTGTTCTTATATAAAATGAAGTTTACTCAGTTCGTGCGCGATTATTTAGCAAACAATAAAGATTCTGGTCTAACTTACAGAGAAGCAATGAAAGACGACGGTGTCAGGTGTGCCTACAAACAGTACGAAGCAGACTTGTGCAAAAAGGGAATTGTAAGGGCACCAGAAAAAAGACCGGAACCTAAAAAAAGATATAATAAGAAGACAGAATGCGGGGATAACGTTATTAACCAAACAATAAATACTCCTCAGTATTCTCCCTCACAGCCGCAGTCTTTTCCATCGCCTCCACCACAAGTCGGTTACCAAGGCCCTCCTCCTAAAGCACCAAGAGGCTCATACGCTCCCTCCGTTATTGACCAAATGGCAGCGTCACCGTACTACCAGCAGAACCCTCTCATATTCGAGGAAGCAAAGAAAAACGTTCTCGCAGCAATGGAGCAGGCAAAGGCGCAGCCAAGGAGACCGGCAGTTAGACCGCCCGTACGCGTGGATGCCGATATCGATGACGACTCAACAGTTGTGTCGGAACTCCCGGAAGGAGAATACGCTATGAGACCACCGTTGCCTCGAAGGCCAGCGAGAGTACAAATGGACGACGACTACTCAACCGTAGTGTCTTCCCAACCTGACGATGAAAGCGTTGCCGCGACCTATCCTGGTTCCGATGCTGTCTCTGTTATTCAAGGACCAGAATTGGCAGAAAATGAAGACGATGACGGAGGATTTGGACCTGGCTACTACGATGACGGAGGTTTTGGACCTGGCACTTTGGCCGTTCCAGAGGTACAGGACTTCCCAGAAAGCTATCAAGCGGAAGCAAAAGAAATACTGGAAGATGATCGGCAGGTAAAGGAAGCACTAGACGACATGCTTGACACACTGACAGAAAAGCAGCTGAATGACTTAAAGAAAAGGTACGAAGCAGACTACAAACCAAAGGGTATCAGGTTCGCACCGACTGCGATGACATCAGGCGTTAGCAGGACGACAGATAGACCAGCCCTGGAATCAGATCTTCTCGAGGCTCCCAGTCAGGCCTCAGCCCTAGCTGACGATATTAAATATACATGGGATCCAATCTACGGTGTAATCCCTAAGGAAACAAAAGATTTGTGGGATTCAACAGTGAGAACTCCTGGCGCAAATAGACGTAATGTTCCACCTCCGCGTTACACTGTAGCTCCGAGTGAGACCAAAGAAGAGAAAGACTCAGTCGAGCCAATAAAATGGATCAAAGAGATTGTGGACCCTGCAACGAACGCTCCGCTGGCGATAAAGCAGAAAGAATTATCCATAGAGGAACCAGTCTACGCAGCACCGGCAGAAGAGAGGAGATCGGCAAAAAGAAAAGTATACCCAATCCCTACTGAATTAGTCAAAGAAGGAAGAAGAGACCTGGAAAATCTCATTACCGACTCAGAGAGAAGACAGCAGGGACAGCAGGTACAAAACGTAGTTCTTGATATTGTGGAAAACGAAATAAGAAGTAGATGGGAAACAGCTTTCGACGAGTTTAAAGACGAAATAGGAGATCTTCTTTCTGCAATAGTAGACGAGAGTGTAGATGAAGTGACAAAAGAAGAAGTATCTAAGAAACTAAGCGAAGAGATAGATAACCTAGTACCCACAATAGAGGCGAAAGACATAGCAGAGTCTGTAGCAGAGGATATCTTGGGTGGAGTAGATAAAATTATAGACATACAGCAAGCAAACGAAGAAAGAGATGCCGATCTAGCTAAGAAACACGAAAAGAAGTGGAAAAAAATAAGAAAGTCAACTGACGAATACAATACTAAGATAATTGAAAGGGTAAGCATAGGCAACGACCTAAGGAGGCTCGTGAACATACTCGAGAACCCTGAGGAATATAGAAAGTGGATGACCGATCCACAGATGAGACAAGACTTGGAAACGGCCATAGCATGGAGACAGGTATCTGCGGACCTTGAGCAGGAAATAGTTGACGGCATTCTGGATGAGATTTCAAAGTCACTCGCCAAAGCAAACAACAGGTATGTAAAAAAGATAGAAGATAAGATTAAAGAGAAGCAGAAGAAGAGGAAGCCTATAGGAAGAGTAAGAGGGAGGGTTCAAAGCCTACCGACGAAGGCTGTGAGGAGGGAAGGGAAGCTACAGAGGAAGCAAGATACATACACATATCCGTTTGACACAATGGACATAGAGGGGTCAGGAATAGGAAACAAGAAGGAAAGGATGAAGGAACTCCTTTCTGCTATAATAGATTTAGTGTAAACATTTTCTTTCATGATAATATACAATGAAAGGATCCGGAGCTTACATATACGGAAGGCCATGTTGGAGAGAGTACGGAGGACGTACTAATCGATCAATCTGCGTAGGAAAAGGATCGTGCACTGGTGGGGACATACTGTCGGACGCACGAGACGATGCAAGGAACAGAATAGCAATGAGAACAGAGAGAGCAGCAGCAAGAGTAGAAAATCCTCCTACTAGAGCTCAGAGAGTAATGGAAGGGTCAAGGCAGAGGTTGAACAATGCAGCTGACGTAAGAAGGGCAAGGTCTTTCTTTAACATAGGAAAGAAGCCTGGTACGAGAGGTGGAGCACTCACTGGTGGGGACTTATTATCGGACGCACGAGAAGAAGCTAGGAACAGAATAGCAATGAGAACAGAACAGAGAGCTGCAAGAGTAGAGAATCCACCAACTAGAGAGCAGAGGGCAATGGAAGGGTCAAGGGAAAGAATGAGTAAAGCTGCTGATGTAAGGAGGGCTATGTTCTTTAACAAAGGAATGATGACTGGTACGAGAGTTTAACCATATATTAACCATTAAATACTGTATTAATAGCTAATAATTAAGCAAAATAGGCGATAGTACCTTAATAAAACCGGTTTTATTAAGGTACTATCGCCTATTTTGCTTAATTATTAGCTATTAATACAGTATTTAATGGTTAATATATGGTTAAAACGACGAAATTCCTTTTATGCACTATCTAACCGATCCACATGACTGACAGCCGGACGTTCGCGGTGCGCGAGTACGACGAGAGGTTGTCCTGATAGACCCATACCGAGAGAGTATCCCCGGCCGCGAACTTGTAGGTGTAGGTGATGTTGTTGTATTCGACCGTGCCGTACCGAATGTCACGCGCGACGGTTCCTCCTACCGACTGCACGATCCACAGGTCGGCGCGAACGTCCATCGTGGATGACCAGTCGCAGCAGGCGGTTACGAGATAGACACCAGGCGTTTGTATCGTAAACGTGTTCGTGGAACCGCCCCCATATATACCGTCCGTGTTCGCCTCCGACTGGTCAAAGAAAAGATTCGAGTTATTCGCGTCGTATATAGTCTGCGGCGTGATCATGGTAGCGATAAGCATCGGAATGACAGACGGAGTTTCATTTGTGCAGTGCCAAACATATTCCGGGTTAGGTGCGTTTACGTTCTGTGCATCTCCGCACTGTGTTGCTACCACTGTTAAGGAGTTCAGCCCTGCATACGGTGAAGGTGTAGTAAGAGTAGTTATTACCCTGTAAGGGTCTATGGCCAACCCCCCTGTTAACAGTCCTCCTCCACTTACGAAGACAGAGTCTGGACCAGCAATATAATCTGTTCCTGCCGCTGATACCACTACAGCTGCCTTGTATCTTGGTACACCAGCGGCATTGAGCCCAGGGTAGAACGTTTCGTTGACTCTAAGCCTTGTTACTGTTATAGACATACCTAACATTGCCTCAGTAATGGGGGGAAGTTTAAACTCCTGATATTGACCACCAGCGTTACCAGGGTTCATAAGCACATTCTTTATGTCTGCACCATTATAGTATTGTCGGTTAACTGAGTTACCTTGGAAGCCTGCTGAGTAAGGGTATGTGTAAGATGAAGAACCGGTGGCCTGGTTATACCAAACGTTCTCTCTTACTGCATTGCAGTATACGTTACCACCACCTCCGTAGTAGCCAGTACCGTTTGCACGTCCAAGAGCAAAGGTTGCAGGAGATGGACCACTGTCATCCCACCCGTACTTACCCATTATAAGGTTATTACCTGCTCTAGGAAACCCTCCAGTCAGTTTTGGTTGTGCACTTATCCCACCGAATTGGTCCACGCAGTTGCCGCTGTGCGTAGCGCTTCCTGTATTCCCCAAGAGGCTACACTGATTAGATCCCGCGCTATCTTTTACCCTAAGTGCGTGGGCATTCGCGTCAACTTCTACTGCACTTGTGTTTGAGGAATCCAATATATTGACAATATTAGTAGCAGAGTCTGCATCGAAAGTAGCACCTGTTGCGTTCTGTACTGTTAATCTGTCTATATTCGTGACGTTAAACTGACCTCCGTCTAAGTCAGCGGTCATAGGGTTCGTTACGAAGCCTGTTGGAATACTACTGTCTACGTAGTCTTTTGTTGCGGCATCCTGAGGGTTTATTGGGTTACTTACGTTTTCAATACGGTTAGTAACTGATACTCTACCATCCTCGAATATTGTCATTCTTGTATTCACAATTCCGCCGTCTTCCTTAGTCTTAAATTCCAACTGCCCACCATTCACACCCGCCCCTGTTGCAGTCATTTCTGCGTGTTCGTGTCCCCCGACAGGATCATACATTACTATTTTTGCAGGAGCATTTGTGTCAAGTTGGATGTTTCCAGCTACGTGTAAGTCTTCCTGGGGATTTGGCTCTCCAATACCTACTCTCTGGTTCACAGTGTCAACATATAATGGACCAGTAGGTGAACCGATTGGGAGAACTCCAGGAGCACTTATATAATATCCTGCAGCACCTACTATTCCTGCACTTTGTATGTCATTATTGTTCATACGTATAGGGCTCAATACATCTATCAGTCCTGTTCCTCCATTGTTATTAAGTTCATCTGTGTTTACGCGTGCAGAAGAGAGACTAACAGTAGCGACAGCGGTGTCTGTTTGCAACGTTGCTGATGTTAATGATGTCTTTGCTGAGAATGACCCGGATACAGCAGCAGAAGCATGGACAGATGTGTCTAACTCTGCAAATACAACATTCCATCCAACTGTAGAAACTGCTCCTCCTGGCGCAAAGTTGAAAAAGCCGCTCGCTGGGTACGTTCCTGTTCCTTTGTCGTCTTGCTGTCTATATACTCTGTATTCCCATGTAGTAGAAGGGTGATTACAATAAAATAAAAATCCACCTGACCCCAATCCATCAAATCCTGCGGAACAAAGAGTAAAGATAGGCGTATCAGATTCTAGAGCATTACTTATTAGATTCAAGTGCGCCTTACCATTGAACATTGACACATGAATTACAGTGGTCTGTTTAAACCCCGCATCTAAACAACGAGACACAACTATACAAGACGCTTCTGCATTGGTCATGACAGGAAGTTCTCCTACGTAATAGTAGTTTCCAGCAGCTACAGCACCTTTGTTTCTGTATATTACCGCCGCTGAATCATTAATTGCTTCTGTAGTCACTTCTCCGAAGTTACCGATCAGACCAGAAAAAGTTCCTACGTTCGATATAGAGTACCCACCACCGTCCAAGTCAGCTGTCATAGGGTTAGTCACTCCGCCCCCTCCTCCGCCTCCTGTCGCAATGCTCACACTTCCTCCTCCATTGTCAGTGAGAGTACCGTTTGTAACGTTTATGTCTGTTACATTGCTGACTGTTACAGTACCGTCCTGTACTGTGAGTGGGGCTCCACCACCCCCAGACGCGGAATTCTGGTACGACCCGTCTCCCCAAATTACTCCGTAAACAAGGCTTGCGACTCCCTGAGCTACTGGGTAATCTAAGGAAGAAGATGACGAGCTAGAGCTTGGGAAGTTTTCCCTGTTAAATTCTGAAAGTTCCTCATATGGCTTTGCTTGATTCGACATTACGTTATACAATTAGAAAATAAATTAATGTCGTCTAAATTTATGCAGAATGTAGGATGTCCTTAGCGTCGTCCCAGTACTCTGTATTGTGGAGACTCGTGTATCCTCTTGGCTTTTTCGTGACCTCCTTTTCTTCTTTCAGTAGTGGCTCTACTTCCTTTCTGTATCTCTCTTGGCAAATAGCCATAGCGTCTTCCAGTCCTTTGGGAAAGAGCAAGTTGACCTTTGGTAGGACTTCCTCTGCTGCCATTTCTACGTATAGGTGAGCAACGTCTTCCAGTAGAACCACCTCTTCGTGAACTATGCCTTTGCGTATACTCCTTATGATCTTGTACTTCTCAGGGTCACCTGTGCTTACTACTTTTACGCCGTTGCAGAAGTCTCTTGGATAGAACATGACCTCGTTGCCGGCGAAGGAAGCGTGGGCGTTACCAGATAGAATTCTCAGTAGTTTCTCTTTATCCATTATACTTTAGCTAAAGATATTTTTAGGTTAATTCTGTCCATATTTTTCTGTTCCGTTAATTTATAATGGATTCAGCACAGTTTAAGGAGTACATCAAAGAAAAAAGACCTTCTCTCTCAAAGTCCTCTGTAAATACGTACGGTAGCATTCTGAGAAGCCTGCACCGTAGCCTCAACGGATCGGACGAAGTAGACCCAAAGTTCTTCGAGAGTACGTCTCGAATTCTCCAGCACCTCCAAGATATTCCTCCTTCAAGACGAAAGACGGTATTGTCTGCTCTTGTAATCATTACAGACGGAGACGCTCAAAAAAAATACAGGGAATTAATGATGGACGACATAGGAGAGCATAGAAAGGAAATAGAGCAACAGACCAAGACACCTCAGCAGCAAGCTAATTGGGTTTCACAAGATGAGATTGGGCAGAAGTATAAGGAATACGAAAAGATGGCAGCAGCCCTCTACAAAAAAGGATCCTTATCGCGTAAGGAACTGCAGGACTATCAGCAATACGTTATTCTTGCCCTCCTGTCTGGTAAGCACATTGTGCCGAGGCGAGCAAAAGATTACGTAGATATGAAGTTACGTAATATCGATAAGGACAAGGACAATTACATTGGTGACAAGCAGTTAGTCTTCAACTCTTACAAGACATCTAAAACGTACGGCAAACAGACTATACCTTTGCCTACAAAGCTCAAGAATATACTCAAAAAGTGGGCCCTGTTGAATCCCTCTGATTATTTACTAATAGACAGCAATATGCAGCCTCTAGGTGGACCTGATCAAAGTAGTAATGGAGCCGTTAAGTTGAATCAACGATTAGGTAGAATATTTGATGGTAAGAAGGCAGGAGTAAATATAATGCGGCATAGCTACTTAACTGATAAATTCGGAGACACTATTGCACAGAAGAAGAAGATAGAAAAAACGTTAGGAGATATGGGGTCGTCAGCAAATATGCTCACTACGTATGTGAAGGAAGATAGTGTATAAAATTTTTCTTACTTAAGTCTTAATCATCATATGATAGAGCTACTTCATCTATACTATGACTTGACCAAGGAGGCATCCTAGGGTTCGCAAACAGCCAGTGTAGCCTTGCTCTTCT